TACCAAAATCACCGGGATGCTCTGGGTTGACGACATCAAGCCTTACCAGAAACCGGAGACGACAGGGCACCCGCACGTGAAAAATGAGGACGGATCTGGCAATGGAAGTTAAACCGCTCAGAAACCGGGGCTACCTGAAAGCCTTGAAACAGATTTACGAGATTATGGTTAACCAGGAATTGATCAAGGATTACGAGGAATATCTCGCGGACGTGACCGACGGTGACAAGGTAGCAGCTGCTATCCTGACTCTGGCGGGAATTCAGGTCGAGGAGAAGGCCAGCCGCAACGCCGAAGAGGCTGATGTAATTCCTCCCTGAAAATCGATCGGATGAATCATGATAGGAACATTCGGAGTTCTGATGTTCGAATGCAGCCGGAGGCGGGTCCACACCTTCAGTGACCTGCGTGTCAATAACACGAACCGGTTCGCCGAGCATCAGGTGCATTTGCAGCTGCCGATCCTTGAGTTCACCGGACCCGGCCTGACTGACATCGGATTCCGTATGCACTTCAATACCGAGTGGGGCAGCGAGCCCACGGCGTCGCTCTTGATCCTGCGTACCTACGTCAGGATGGGTTTTGTCGCGCCCTTGCTGGTCGGTATGCGCCCGGTCAGCCTGGGGTTCAACCTCTTTGTCTGCACCAGCGTGGGTGAGGAGCATAAGTGGTTCAACTCGCGAGGCGCTCTTTTCGGGGCGGCTGTCGATGTTTCCCTGAGAGAATACCGGGTGCTCCTGTCATGAATGGTTTGCCAACGCTCACTGCGCCTCGCGGCCCGCTTTCAGTTCAGACCAGGAACAGCCTTTCCCCTGACATCCAGAGTTCTGCGCTCGGGACTATCCAGGTCGTCACGCCCGACGGTCTGAACCTGCTGATGCAGGACATCGATTTCGGAGCGACCGGCGCGAACGAGGTTTTTCAGAACGTCAAGTTCATCCTGCTGACGGAGTATTTCAGCGTGCCGCTGGACCGGCAGTTCGGCATGGACTTCACGATGATCGATAAACCGATGCAGATCGCGGAGGCCATGCTGAGTCAGGAGGTCGCGATGAAAATCGCCCTCTATGAGCCGCGCTGCGAGTTCAGGGAGATCAGTTTCGACGGGAACGCGGCTGGAGGAAAACTCGCTCCAAAGGTCGTCATTGAAATCCTGGTTACGGACGAGCTGCCGAGCCGCTATCCCAGCGTCGCGCCTGGGCCTGCTGTCATGGGCGCTCCGCTTACGCCTACGATTACAGCGACTTTTGCCGATTTCTTTACTGGACTCCTGCAGACCTCTAAGGTTCCGGGGCCGCCTGGAACACAAGGTCCGCCAGGAGAGCCTTCGAATGTACCGGGTCCGATCGGGCCACCAGGAGTCAACGCCTTCACTACGACAGCTGACGTGTTTACTGTTCCTCCGATTGGCGAAACTGTGCAGGTCGATGTAAAAGACGACGCCAGCTGGATCGTTGTCGGGCAAATGTTGTGGATAGACGCTGCAGGCGGTGCGCCAGGAGAGGCTGGAACCCTGCAGGTTACGGGGAAGGAAGGCAACACCCTTACTCTGCTGAACCCTTCTCCGAGTGACATACCGCTGGCTGACAGTTCTACTGACGGGTTCTTGAGGATGGTCAGCGGATTAGCCACTGACTTTGTAGATGGAAGCAACCGTTGCCAGGATTTAGAGGCTGCGATCAGGCCTGTCATCTACGAGGTCGGGCTTTACAACGGGTACAATAGTCTCGGTAATCCCAATTTCGAGATTGACCAGATCAATTGCGGCGGATCTTACGTTATCAATGGCGGCAAGGGCATCGATCGCTGGTTATCGGGCTGGGTTGGTTCCATGACCATGTCCTGGCAGCAGGTTCCTACTTCGATTGGAAATGTGTGCGTTCCCGGCACTACGCGCACGATTACCAGCAAGATATTCCGGGCTACCCTGACTAAGGCTGCAGCAACCTTAGCAGCTACCGATTACATCCAGATCTGGGCCAATATAGAAGGGCCTGTCTGGAGGCCCTTGGCCGGTGGTGCGCACAACGTTCAATTACTGGTGCGCTCCAGTGTAGCGCCATTGAGATTCAGCCTCGCCTTGAATGATGCCTCAGGCAGCGGAGGAACACCGACTTATACCCTGGCCAAGGTTTGTACGATTCCTCTTCCTGATGTCTGGACCTTGATTTCCCTGCCTGATCTGCCGGGATGGCAAGGAACGTACAATTATTTAGATCGAACATTAGCCTATTATTTCGAGATTGGCTTGGCAGCTGGGGCTAATAAGCAGGTGCCCGCGAACGATGTCTGGGTTGCTGGGAACTTCTGTTCTGCTAATGGGGTCGATAATTTCGCCAATAATCCAGTTGGCTCAACCTTTGACGTTGCCTTCGCGCAGCATTCGCCTGGGGGAGAGTGCGGCTACCTGCTGGATAAACCTTGGCAGACCAACCTCGATGAGTGCATCCGCTATTACGAGAAGTCCTACAATTATTTCACCAAGGCCGGGACAGCTAATACGCAGGGCAGCAGCATGATTTTTTATGTAGACCAATATGAGCATCCTTACATGTCCGTCAGGTTCAGGAAGGATAAGCCCAAAGTGGCGACATTCAATTTTTACAGCGGACAGACCGGAGCAGCAGGCATGATGTACGACACATCGGCCCAGGTCGACCGGGCTGGCGGCGTAGCTTACTTGCACACAGGAGGATTCGGCGGGCTTTTAGTCAATACTGGGCCTCCAAACAACTGGTGTGTATCGTACAACTGGTCGGCTGACAGCGGCTGGTAAGGTGCTCGAAATGAATAGCGTAATCAGACGTGCGGCAGCTGGTGCAGTGATCCCGAGCGGAAGCCTGACGAGCCCTGGCGGGGCAACAGGTATGACCGGTGTAGCTGGAGCGCCAGGACCGCCTGGAGAAGATTCGACTGTGCCGGGGCCTCCCGGCATGGAGGAGGTCGGTTCCATCAAGGCATGGCCTGCAGTCAGCGCTCCTGCCGGATGGATGCTGACTGACGGTGCAGCAGTTTCGCGCCTCCTTTACCCTGAACTGTTCGCGCTCATCGGTGTCATCTACGGATCGGGTGACGGATCGAGCACATTCAACCTGCCTGACCTGCGCGGCCGTTTCATTTTAGGAAAGGGATTTGGAACCGGCCTGACTGATCGGGTATTGGCGGCAAAGGGAGGCGAGGAGGCTCACCAGCTGACCGTAGCGGAACTGGCTATCCATACGCACGTTCAGAATGCGCACACCCATGTTCAGAACGCACACCAACATAACATGTATGGAAACGCGGCTGGTAATCCTGGAAATTGGGGTCTCCCTTGGGTAGAGGCAGCACCTAATTATTGTCCTACTACCAGCGTAACCGCTACTAACCAGAATACTACTGCTACTAATCAGAACGCTGGCAGTAATGGCGCTCACAATTCGATGCCTCCGTTTCTGGTGATAACCTACGTCATCAAGGTTTCGCCAACCGGAGGGGCGACTGCGCAAGCGCCGATCGCTGATTCGACCCAGGACGGACTGATGCGTCAGGTCAGCGGCGTATCGACTGACTTTGTCGACGGAACCAATGCTTGCCGCGATTTGACGTCTGCGGTCGCAGCCTTGTTGATGCCAGTTGGGATCTTGCTGGATTTCGCAGGCGCGACTGCTCCTGCCGGATTTCTCATGGCGGATGGTTCCGCGCAGGACCGGGTTCTCTTCGCCGGTTTATTCGCTGTCATTGGAACGACCTATGGGGCAGGCGACGGGTCGACGACCTTCAACCTGCCTGATTGCCGGGGCAGGAGCGCAATCGGAGCAGGGCAAGGCAGCGGGCTTACCAATCGAGTGCTGGCAGCTGCGGGAGGCGAGGAGAATCATATTTTAACGATTGCCGAACTAGCCAGCCATACGCATGTCCAGAACGCGCATACTCACGTTCAGAATGCCCATAAACATGATCTTCTTATGAATGCGCAAGGATCAACTGCAGGAGGTGGCACTCTTGGGCCTGTAGCTGGAGCCGGACCTTGGGGTGGCGTGACTACTGTCACTGCCACTAACCAGAACGCGACTCCTACTAACCAGAATACCGGCAGTGGAGCTGGTCACAACACGATGCCTCCATTTATTGCCCTGAACAAGATCATCAAAACATGAGCAACGGAACCGTTACCGGCGTGCAGCTGCCTTTGTTTAGTTTCGATTCGACCATCGTTCCCGACATAGATTTCTGTCAGAAGGACGCTTCCGTGATTGAGTCGGACGTGATCAGCAACTACGAGAAATACTTCTACCTGATCACCCAGCTTAACAAGACCCTGGCCAGGGGCGATCCGGTGCGGCTGTTCCTGCTCTCGATCATTTACCAGCTGGTGGTGCAGCGGTCCATCGTTGATTCGACCGGGAAAGAGAACCTGATCAAGTACGCCCACGGTGCCAACCTCGACAATATAGGGGCGCGTTGGGGCAAGCGCGGGCTGCGGCTGAAGGCTACTTACGCGACTACCAGTCTTCACTTTACCCTGGCTGCTCCTGCTCCTGTCAATGTGCCTATCCCGATCGGCACCAAAGTGCAGACCGGCGATAAGCATCAGTTCGCGACGACTGAGGACGGGCTGGTGCTGGCTGGTCAGACCTCGATTGATCTTCCGGCTAAGGCGGTTGTTCAGGGCACATCAGAAAACGGCTTTGTGGCAGGTCAGATCAATCTGCTAGTATCGTGGAATTCACCTTTCCTAGTCACTGCCAGCAATACCACGACGAGCAGCGGCGGGGCGGATCGCGAGGCTGATGATCACTTGCGGGCCAGGATCTGGATGGCACCGGAATCGTTTTCGGTTGCCGGTCCCTACGGGGCTTACGAGGACTGGGCAGCCAGCGCTAATCCTGACATCATGGACGTGTCGGTCTGGAGCGACATCGCGCATGCGGGGCAGGTTTACATTTATCCCCTGATGAGTGGCGGTCGGTTGCCGACCCAGGCCGAATGCGATCAGGTCTATGCGGTCTGCAACGATGCTGATATCCGCCCCTTGACCGATCAGGTCTTTGTTCAGCCGCCTGCCCCGATCGGCTATGTGATCGATTGCGATTATTACATCAAGACTAGCGACGGACAGTTTGCCGGTAACATCGAAAAGGCCTGCACTCAGGCCTACAATGATTTCGTTACTTGGCAGGCCTCCAAGATCGGGAGGGACATCAATCCTTCCAAGCTTGACCAGATGCTGGTAGACGCAGGAGCTAAGCGTACCGTGATCCGTTTACCGGCCTTCACTGCCCTGACAGCAGAGGAGATCGGGGTGATTGATTCTGCAACCTCGCGGCTGAACTACATGGGCCTGGAGGACGAATAAGAAATGTTTAAGACTTTGGACATCGTGCCGTCCTCGATCCGAAGCGATCCGCAGGTGCAGGCAGCCTGTGAGGCGATCGACATCGAGCTACAGCAGATTTATGACGGAATTCCGCCGATTTGTTTCTGGCCGAACCTGGACGCGCAGACCTCGCCCATGCTGGATGTCCTGATGTGGGAAATGCACGTTGACGCCTGGGAAATCTGGGCTGCCGGAGGGGCTGGACAAACTATGTCGGACGAGCAGAAGCGAGCCTACATCGAGGACTCGATCAATTGGCACGCCCACAAGGGCACGAAGGGCATTTGTGACCGGATGCTGAATCTGGTGTTCAAGGATGGTGAAGTCTTGGAGTGGTACCAGTACGGAGGCGAACCATACCATTTTCAGGTCATCACACGAGACGTCAACGTCGATCCGATCAAACAGCAGCAGATGATCGACGCCATCATGGCAGTCAAGAATGTCAGAAGCTGGCCGGACGGCTTCATTAGGGATCGCTACTTTACAAACCAGAATTATTTGGGTTATGCCCTGCTGAGTCAGGTCTACAACTACGCTGTGCAAAAACCGGAAGTGCCTCAGGTAAATCCACTTGGAGATTAAAATGGCTGACTTTTCCAATCTGACTACGACCCTTGCAGGCAAGGCGCTAATCAGCGGTGATCTATCCGGCAGGGTGCTTTCCTTCACCAAGATGCAGGCAGGCGACGGCACCATCACTGATGACACGGCGATTCCGCCACTGACTGCCCCGGTCAGTCCGAAGGCTGACATGCCGATTACTAAGGTCACCGATAACGGCGATGGGACGGTGACGCTGACTGCAGTAATCTCTTCGGCTAATGTCGAGACGGGTTTCGATTTTCGCGAACTGGGCATTATGGCGACCCTGGACGGGGCGAACGAAACCATGTTTTGCTATTCGAACGCCTACAATGAATACGACTACATTCCAGGGGCTGGGGAAGCATCGCAAGTCATAAACTCAGTCACGCTGACGATCATTGTCGACACCAACGCTACTGTGACCTGCGTGATCGGTGATTCCTCGCAGATCGATGCAGAGAACATCGGTCCTGTCAGCGTAGGTCCCGGCTGGTTCGCCCAGAAGACCGGCACCGTCCTGCAGTTCAAACGGGTAGTTCAAGGACCGGGCATCATCCTGACTGAAGATCCCAACAAGATCATGATCAGCCAGAGTATTATAGCCCAGAATGTCACCTTGTACGTTGCTCCGGGTAATCCTGATGTCACACCTAACTTTTCCACCATCAATAACGCGGTCGC